GACCCGCGGGTCTTCAGATCGGTCCGGATGTCCTGCATCACCGCGCGGATGTCGGTGACCGCCGTTTCGACGATGCTGAGGCGCGTGTCAGTATCGCGCGCCTGCGTCTGCTGATGGTTCACGGTGGCCCCCATGGCCAGAGAGGCGCGCCGGTGTTCCGGTCGCGCCTTGTGTTAAGCGAACCGGCCTCCCGCGAGAGACAAGCCGGTTTGTGTTCGGTGGGTAAGAGGCAACCGTCCGCCGCTTAGGGCTTGGCGAAGTCGCGCCGCACCGCCTCGATCCAGGCGAGCGCACGCTGGCCGCAGGCCGCCTTCGCCCGGTCCTGGACCTTCGCCCGGCCTATGATCCGCACGACGTCAGCCGTGGTCAGATCGCGATCCGGGATCGCCGGGAACGAAGCCTTCAGGCAGGCCGCGACGCCGGCGGGCGGCACCGGCAGCGTCACGCGGATGTCGGCGGGCGCGGCCGGGTCGATGACGGGCGGGTCAGAGGTTACGCAGCCCGCGAGCAAGATCGCGAGGCACGGCAGGATGAGCGCCGCGCGGATCACGGGAAAGCGCATCAAGGAGATCCTTCAGCTTGAGATTGTCCGCCTGGGCGTCGGCGAGGTCCTGAGTGGCCCGCTCGGCGAGGTCGCGGGTGATCGCATCGGCGGCGGCGGCCCGCTCGCGCTCGGCCTGGAGGGCGAGGGCGTGATCCCGCGCCTGCATCTTCAGCGCGCCATCGGCCGCCGCGCCCTGCCAGAGCAGGCCGAACAGCCCGAGGCCGGCGGCGAGGCCCAGCAGCGCGGCCCGCGTCCCGGCCGACCGGACCTCGTGCCGGATCAGCATCAGCACGAGGGTCCCGACCACTGCCGCGACAGCGACGGGTGATAGGGACGCGACGAAGCTCCGGATCACCGCGAGAGCGATGCCGGTCGGCGAGAAGTCGAACATCACGCGGGCCTTGGGGTGAGAGGAACGGTCTGCCCGGCGAGCGCATGGGTGCAATCGCCGAGGAACTGGATCTGGCCGTCCGTCACGAAGGAATGGCAGACATCGCACGTGAAGACGGGCGGCTGCTCGGGATGAGCCGCGTTGTACGTGCACCAGCAGGGCTTGCCCGCCGGGTGCTCCGGCAAATGGTGGCCGGAGCGGACCAAGACGGACGGGGTGAACGTCGGACGCTCGTAATCGCCGTTGAAGCCCCAGCAGGGGGCGCCGCCATCGGGCACCACCCGCACCTGGTGCATCTCGTTGCATCCGGGGCAGTGGAAGCCGAGGCGACCGCCTTCGATGGTCCGCAGGACGCCGATCTGAGCCACGTCAGATCCCCTTGAGGCAGAGGGCGCGCTCGGCTTGGCGGCGCTTGGCCAGCCCGGCGATGACGCGCGGCGGCTTCCCGCCCTTGTCGTAGAGGAGGAAGGCCTCGCACGAGGCGCGGCGCTCGCCGGCATTGTAGAGGCGGGCGACCGAGGACTTGCAGAAGCCGCCCGAGCCGATGTTGTAGGAGAGGCTGAGGGCGGCCGCGTAGAAGTCGTCGCCCATCGGGCGGGACACGCACCGCTCCATCGCCGGGGCGAAGTCCTCGACGAGGCGCTTCAGCAGCATCGCCTCGCACTGCGTCTTGGTGAAGGTCATCCCCATGCGGATGCCCTTCGTCTCCCCGACGCAGACGGTCGGGATCCCGAGCACGTCGCGGTAGGTCGTGGTCCGCATCCCCTCGAAGCCGACCAGGACGGTGCAGCACAGCGCGGCGAGCGCGGTACCGGCGGCGAGCCGACCCTTGGCCTTGGGGGCGGCGATGACCGGCACCGGAGCGACCGCCGAGCGGCGGAAGAACGGGAAGCCCATCACAGCTCCCCGCTCACCTTGTCCTGGCGCACGAGGCGTAGGAGCAGCGACAGGAGGGTGATCACCATCGCGATCACGGCGAACTTCACCGGGGCGATCGGCGGGCTGCCGGCGAGGATGTCGACGCCGGTCTGGAGCACCGTCAGCGCGATGCCGAGGACGTCGAGCCAGACGCTCCAGGCGTGGCGCAGGACGAGGCGCCAATTCGGCACGGCGAGGCGATGCCAGTGCGCGGCGAGCCACGCGCGTGCGCGGGCCACCCGGCCCGGCTCGGTCGGGGTATCCATCGGAGGTCTCCGGGTCAGAAGCGGACGGTCCAGCGCAGGCGCAGCGGCGCCAGCTCGTCGAGTTCGAGGGTCCGCAGGCGCTCGCCCTCGCGGATCAGCAGGCCGTTCGGCAGGATCGGTGGCCCGGCGAGCAGGGTGGTCGGCGGCGGCCGGACGGGCAGCTGCAGGCGACGCGCCTCGGCAGGTCCGACGGCAAGGGCCGCCGCCAGGAGCGCGAGGCGCGCCCAGCCGCCGCTCCGCACGGTCAGGCGCCCGGCCGGGGAGCTTCGGGGGCGGAGGGCGATGGCGGCACGACCGGCAGAGACGCAACCGGCGGCAGGGTCGCGATCGTCTGTGAGAGCGAGTTGATCTGCCCGTCCTTGGCCTTCGAGCCGAAGGACGAGCCGAGCCAGTAATTCAGCACCGCGCCAAAGCCGCCGGTGTGGGTGGTCAGCAGCACCGTGCTGATCGTGTCGTTCAGATGCGGGACCAGGAGGATGACCCCGCACACGATGATGAAGCCGATCACGACGACGATCGACACGATGACGGCGCCGAGGTGCTGGAGGCGGTCGTTGTTCATGGGGCCCTCCTTCGGGCTTCGGTGGGAGCGGCCGTCAGCGGCCGAGGATGGCCAGTCGGGCCCGGATCACGCCGCGGTGGAGGATCCCGAGCTGGCGGGCGGCGCCCTGCGAGAGGTCGAGGGCGCGGCGCAGGCGCGGATGCGGACCGCGGTCGCGCACCGGGACGACGATGCTGCGCCCGGTCGCGAGGTCGGTGACCTGAACGCGGGTCCCGCAGGGCAGCGTCCAGTGCGCGGCGAGGATCGCGTCCGGCCGGTAGCGCTCGCCGCAGGCCGTGTGGCGCAAGCCCTGGCCGTGCTCGGCGCCGTACCAGGAGACCTTGCCCTCGAAGGCGGAGGCGCGCGGAGCCGATCCCGCGAGCACCAGGCACGCGAGGGCGGCCCGCAACGCGAGGCGTTGCAGGAGCATGACGGGTCCGGGGTCGGTGGGGTTACGGGGTCAGGTGGTCCGTCCCGACGCAGGGCGCCGGGACGCGATGGCGATCAGTTCGCCGGGTCGAACTCGGCGGTGAAGCGGAAGACTGCCGCCGCGGAGCCGGAACTGCCGAAGACCTGCACCGAGTACGTCTGCCCCGGCGCCACAACGGCGGTGCGGAGGTTGTCGTTGCAGGCCTGAGCAGCGCCCGTGATCGTGCAAGCGAGCGCCGTCTGTGTGCCGCCCACCGTGACGATGGCCGTATAGGTCTGGCCGCTGCCAGGGCTGGTATTGCTCGCGATGGTCAGATTGCGCAGCGTGCCGGCGAAGGGGGCTGGCACGTTGATGGCCCCTTCGACCGGTGACATGCCGATGCCGAGGTATTGCGCGGTGGTGGTGTTGGCGGGATAGACCGCGCCATAGCCGCCCCCCACGACGACCTGCTTGACCGCACCGGAGTAGCGCCCGTTGACGTTGCCGCTGGTGTACGTGCTGGCCGTGTCCCAGACGGTCGACGGATTGGCCGACCAGAAGTTGCCGGTCATCGTATAGGTGCCGGGCGAGAAGCTGGCCGACGTCCAGACCGACCCGCCCGAGGGCGTGCCGCTGTCCGAGTTGCCGGTGATCACTCCCTTCTGCACGCTGTTCAGCACCATCGAGGCGGTACCGATCAGGTTGAAGTTGTTGGATGCGATGGTGAGATCGGGAATTCCGGCCGAGCCGTCGCTGTCGGCGATCAGGCCGAAGTTCAGGTTCAAGAAGTCATTGCCGATGATTTTGGTGCCCCAGCCGACGTTCCAGACGACCTCGACGCCGATGTTGCTGGGATTGGTCGTCGCGCCCGCCGAGCCGATGTAATTGCTGATGATGCCGGCTTCGGCCGCTTGGTTCTGGACCGTGATGTTCCGGACGGTGGCCTGATCGACCACGTTGTTGATGACGCGGGTGTAGAGGCTCGAATTGATCTCGATGGCCTGCGGGCCGCCGAGGAGGAAGAAGTTGCGCGAGATCAGCGCCCCCTCGATCCGGTGGGCCGAGCCGTTCACATCGACGGTGGCGTAGAGCGTCTGTCCGCTCGCGGCCGTCGCAGGCGAGGCAGGAGAACCGGAGACGGGATAGGTGAAGGTGCTCGGCCCGGTCACGGTGATCGGGGCGGCATAGGTGACGTTGTAGGCGGCCTGGGCCGCTCCTCGGATCGCGAGATAGGTGCCGGAGGTGTAGCCGTGCGGCGCCAAGGTCGTGACGGTCGCCACGCCGCCTGAGGACGTGATGCTGCTGATCGCGACCTTCGGGATGCCGTACTGCGTCTGGAGGATGCGAACGCCGTTGCCGCCGTTGCCGTAGCCGCCGAACCCGTAGAACGTCGTCCCCGTCACCTCGACGTTGTGACCCCAGGTATCGAAGGCGATGCACCAAGCGGTCGGGTCGCCGAGGTAGCAGGACGAGTCCCGGATCTTGACCGTGTCCCCGTAGGCGAGGACGAGGTAACCGCTCGGCGGATTGCCGTTGAAGCCCATGTCGTCGAGCGTCGTCTCGGTCGAACTCTTGTCGATGACGACCCCGCCCGAGCCTTTGCCGATGGTGTCGATGGTGAAGCTGCGAAGCTCCATCAGCGCCGTGGAGAAGGCGCCGACATTCGGTGGCAGCCACGGGTTCACATCGGTGGGGTTGCCGATCTGGAACGGGGCGTAGCCGGAGGCGATGGGCTTCACGACGGTCTTGTCGCGGCCCGCGCCCCGGATCTTGATGTTGCTGCCGGACAGGGTGACCGTGCTGCCGACCATGCAGGTGCCCGGCGGCAGAAGGATCTCCCGGCCCGAGGTGTAGCCCTTGCCGGCAGTCATCGCCCGGTTCAGCGCCGGCACGATGTCGGTCGTCCCATCGCAGACCACGCCGAAATCGGCCGCCTGCAGCGTGTCGGCGGCCCTCGCTGAAGCCGAGCGCGCGACGGTACCGACGGACGGCATGATGGCGGTCGAGGACGCGTCGACGCCGGGCGCGAGCGTCCAGCCGTGGCGCGACGTGTCGAGGCAGCCGAGGGCCACCATCGCGTTGTTCGAGCGGTCGCGGGCGGCGAGCTGCCGGCAGGCGCCGGTGTTCTGGATGCCGAGTTCGGGCAGCGAGAACGTCTGTGCGGCCAGGGGGCCGGTCAGCAGCGCGAGGGCGACGAGCGCCCTGGAGATCAGGCGAAGCATAGGGCCGGTCACCGGGGCTGGAGGGAGGCTTGGGCGAGAAGGTTCGTCACCTGGAGGCTCGTAAGCCCGAGCGTGGTCGTGATGAAGGCCAGCAGCGCGCAACCGGGCGTGACGAAGTTCGTCTGCGCGAAGGCGCGGTGGATCGGGTCGCCCGGATCCGAGGGTACCGCTGCCTGGACCGTCGCACTCGCGCCGGGCTGGAGCGCCTCCAGCGCCGCGAAGAACTGCGCTGGCGACACGGGCATCACGTTGATGACTCCCGCGCTATCGACATCGACGGTGACGGAGGCGCCCTGTCGACCGACCTTCAGGGAGCCGCTCGGCGAGCGGACATCGAGGGGGAACGTCGGCCGGATGGGAAAGCTCGGCATGGATGGCCTCAGGCGAATTCGATCGGTTCGCGGAAAATCTCTTCCGTCTCCGGGCCGATGGTGACCGCCACGCGCACGTCGTAGAGGCCGGGCGGGAAGGCGAGGAGCGAGCCGGCGGGGAAGACCGCCTCGAGGATGCCGGGGTTGAACACGGCGAGCGTGCCGGCCGACATCGCCGCGGTGAGGACGGGCGGCGGCTCGGACCAGCACCCGCTCCACCAGCCTGACCAGCAGCGGTGGCGCGGGTCGCGCGGGGTCACGGTGAGCAGGATCTCGGAGCAGGCCGAGAAGTCGATCAGGCCGGCGTCCGTGACGTCGAGCCGGCCCAGCCCGTCGGCGGCGCGGAAGATGTGCCGGAACCGCCACTGCCCCCCGCGCGGCCGAGCCCCGAGGGTGTTCATGAAGGACGGCATCGGCCTCAGACCTTCATGTAGTAGGTGCCGAGCCGGGTCGGCTGGAGGTTCGTGTGCGCCTGCCCGCCGCCGAAGGGGTCGCCGTGGAAGGCGTGATTGTGTGCCCCAGCTGCCGACGTCGGAGCTGTCGAATTCGCGGGGGTCTGGCCGACCGTGATCACCGCGCCGCCGGAGCCGGCGCCGTAGGCATTCTGGACATTGTAATTGGTCGAGTGGGCATGATCGGGGGCCCCATCAAGTGTACCGGTCGGCGTGATGACCGGGATCTGATCGACGCCGAGCACGCAGATGATGTCGCCCCCGGCCTGCCCAGGGTTCTGGGCATCGCCCATGAACGAGAAGCGACCCTGGACCGTCCCCGTTGAGCCGGCGGCGGCGGGCTGAGACAGCGTGATCGTCGCCCCGCTGATCCCCGTCACGACGGTCCCGGCGGAGATGCCGGTGGCGATCACCACCATTCCCCGGATCAGCCGGGAGGAGTCGGCGACGGTCGCCGTCGTGGACCCAGCGGTGAGCGTGATGTTCGTGATCGTCTGCATCCGCCCGGCTGGGCTCGATCCCATGTCGTCGAGGCCGGCGGCGGTGAGCCCCTGCATCGTCGGGATGGTGATCTGCTTGCCGGCGGAGAAGTCGGCCGCCGCCGACGCCCCGCGGCCACCGACGACGGAGGCGATGGTGTCGGCGAAGGTGGTCCAGAGGAAGGTGAAGAGGGCCGAGGCCGAGGCGTCGGCGAATTCCGTCGCCCCGGACCCGGCCGCCCCGAGCGTGCGCCCGTTCATCCGCACCCAACCCGGCAGGATCGCGGCGTCCATCCGCCACTTCACATCGCCGGTCGCGGCGACGCCGAACGGATCAACGGTCGGGGCCGGCTCGCCCGTGGAAACCTCGACCGCCTCGCCGAGGTCGTCGTCGAACCAAATCACCTCACTGTAGGGCCCCAGCACGCGCTCGGCGTAGAGCCCGGCCGGCAGGTAGACGCGCGGGAACCGCCCTGTGCCGTCCGCCTGGACCGGCTGCGTCAGCGGCACCGTGAGGGCCGCGTCGGCATAGACGGTCAGCGGCGTGGTCGTGCCGCCGGCGTAGAACTCGGCGTAGGCCGGCAGGTACGGCCGCCCGTTGGCGTCGAGCACCTGCTGGCGCGAGAGCGGCCAGGAGATCGTCATGTGAGGGGTCCGGAAACGCGAAAGCCCCGCGCGGGGGCGGGGCTTTGCAGGGTCGGGCGCGCAGCGCTCGCGACAGATAGCGAAATGCCGGGGATCGCCCGACGGGTCAAGTGCGGACCGGGCGCTTGGACAAGCAGCCCGGCCCGCGTCACCATCGTCGGTGCGACTCAACCGATGGATGGATCATCAATAGCATGACGACGAACGATTGGCCGACCCTCACCCTGGAAGAGAAGGTCGAGCGCCTCGCGGAGTCCGCCAACTTTTTCGCTGCGTCCGTCGAGGATCTGTCCGCTCAGCTGAAGGCTGCGCGGGTCCACATCCTCACGCTACAGGACGAAATCAACCAGCTGAAGTCTGAGCGAGATAGCCGCTAGTGAAGTAGGGCGAGCGCTCACGGCGAGCCGCTTCGTGCTCCCGATGCCGACGCATGGACTCGTCCCGCCACAGCTCCCGGTGCGGATGATCCTCGGCGGCCAGCCTCATGAACTCGGTATGGGCGTCAAAGAAGCTTGGGTCGGACATCGCCGCAAAGTCGGGCTTCTGGCCTGCATCCACCCGCGTCATGGCTTCCTCTATCGCGACCCACTTAACGATAGGGCGTTCCTACCATGGGTTGATCGCTTCGGCAGCGGGGCGCGACGTGCTAGGCCACGCCACGTCCCGCCGAGTTCAGGTTGTACCTCAGTGAGCCTCGAATTGGTCGTATCCGGGCGCATCGTCCTCATCCAACGCGGCGAGGTTTCGCTGGATGATGGAACATCTTGGTATGTACGCGCTCCCGATGTCACCGTGATTTCCTGGTGGTTTCGGGGCGATCCGGTCACCGTGTTCGAGGACGAGACAGGACACGGGTACACGCTCCGGAACAGCAGAAACGGCGCGCAGGTGGCGGCGAACTGCAACCCGCGGTTCCAGAGAACGCCAAGCGTTCGACCAAGCGAGTAAGACAGTTGAGGGATGGGACCGGTATGAGCAGCGTGCTACGCTCCGCCATGCCCCGCTGGCTTCAGATCGCCCTCAGCCTCGTCCTGTTCGCCGCCGTCATGCTCCTGCTGAGGTGGGCACTGTATGCTTGGATGCCGACTTTGGATGAGGTCTTCGACAGTTACGTCGGACGGACCGGGCATTGGGCCCTGGTAATCATTGCACTCGGCGTCTGCGCCACGATCGGCTTCTGGCCGCGAACGCCCGATGGCAAGTTACGGCGGGTTCTACCGCCCCGCCGCTGAGGGCTCCCCGGCTGCCATCGAACCGCGAGATCCGATCTGGAGCAATTTCGTCGTCAGCAGAGCAGCGCTGCGACTCCCCGGCTCCTGACGCGTGAGCGAGCGGAGCATGGGGATCGCCTTCGGGTCGGTAAGGATCCTGGCGATAGCTTCGCTGTCCCGCCGGACTCGGCGCTCCTGCAGGATCTCCTTCCCGCCCTTGCGCAGGCCGACAACAGCACCGCCCACAGCTCCCTTCGGGCCGCTGACAGTCGCGCCGGCTGCGGCGCTGGAGACCACGTCGCTGATCGCCTGCCCGATCGTTCCGGTACCCTCCCGGAGGCGGGCCTGGATCGCGGCGTTGAACGCCGTGTCCGAGCCCTTCTGCGGGCGGTAGCCGGTCGCCTCCAACGCCGTCAGCATCCGGTCGAGGCCGGTCCAGAGCGTCTCCCCATCGGGAAGGGCCCGGATCGCGGCCTCCAGGTTGTGCCGCTGCTGGCCGTTGCCGCGCACCGCCGAAGCGAAGCCGGCGCCGCCGTACTGCTGCGCCACCCCGCGAAGGTCCTGCGTCGCCTCGTTGAAGACGCCCTCCATGTAGATCCGCACGAGATCACGGGCCGCGCGCGGATTGTTGCGGGCGAGCCCCTCCACGCCGGCGCGGATCTCCGCCTGCGAATTCGGTAGGGGGTTGGCCGGGAACAGCGCCTTCACGGCGCCCTTCACATCCGGCCGCTCCGCGATCCGGCCCAGCGGGGAGGCCTCGACGCGGGCCATGCCCTCCCGGGCGAGCACGAGGCCGGAGAGGCGGTCGCGGACCGTCGGCATCTGGTCGAGCACGTCGGCGTGCTCACGCATCGACTTCCGCAAGGCATCGGCCGAAACGTCGCCACGCGCGTCGGTGACCGCGTCGAGGATCTGGGTCGACAGGCGGCGTTCGGCCGCCTCCCGAGTCGCCGCCCCGCCGTTGGCCAGTGCCTCCCGCAGGGCAGTCGGCCCGGCGAAGATCTCTGGCACCTGTTCGGCGGGCGTCCGGAACGGGCCCGGCTGATCTCCCGGCACGTCGACGCGGTCCGTGGCTCGGTTCAGAGGTGCGTTCGGTCGCTCGAACGGCGCCAGCGGCGCAGAGTTGCGGGCGAAGTTCGCATCGGCGGTCGCGACCTCCGGGACGGCTTTCAACTGCCGGTCGAGGGAGGCGCGCACGATCTGAAGGTCGCGAGCCTTCGTCCGGTCCCCGACCTCGCGGGCGGCCCTGATGTGCTCGTCGATACGTTCGCGGGCGTGCAGCAGACCCTCGACGGATAGATCCGTCTCCCGCACCCCCGACACCGGGTCGGAGCCGTGTTCGTAGAGGTCGCGGCGGATGCCCTCCAGGCTGGCCCGGACGTCGCCCTTGGCGGTGCGGATCTGCCGGTCGAGCGCGTCGATCGCCGGCTGAGGGTTGGCCTGCCCGAACCGAGGCGCGGAGATCTCTTCCGTCACCGTCGTCGGCACCATGCGCGAGGTCGGTCGCGCCGCAGGCTCGCGCGAGGCCATCACGACCCGCTCGTAGGCGGCCAGAGGATCCTTCTCGTCGCCACGCATCAGCGCCGCTGCGGCCCGGTCGATGATGTCCTTGTGGACCGTGCCCGGGTCGACGTCGGCCCCACGCAGAGCTTCACGGACATCGTTCGTCGCTTGGCTGGCCGCGTTCGAGAACTCGTCCTTCATGGCGCCGAAGCCGTTCAGGTCGTCTCGCCCGAGGTAATCGTAAGCGAACGTCTTCCGGCCCTTGGCCTCCTCCTCCAGGAGGTTAATCAGTTCGTCGTGGATGTTGCGCGCCATGCCGCCATCGCGGTCCGGCGGGAGGTAGCCCTCCTCAATCAGCCGCTCGCGCCAGAAGTCATCGATCCCCTTGCCTTCCTGCCGAACGAGGTTGGCGACGCCGGGCTGGCGAAGGCGGTCGAGGCCGGCGGCCTTCACATCGCCCCGCTCCAGCCCGATGCCACCGTTCTCGGCGATGAAGCGGGCGAGCGACGGGCCCCGGGCGCCCGCGTTCTGGGGGGCTGTCGGCCGCTGCGGTGCAAGCGAGCCGATGGTGGCCGGACCGTCCGGGGGCGGCTGGAACTCGGGGCCGCGGGCGGGCGGCGTGTCGAGGGTCTGGAGGACTGGCTCGCCGGGGCGCTCGACGGTGACGGTCCGGTCGATACCGACGTTGTCCGGCGCTTCACGCGCGAGCTGATAGTCGACATTGGCCCGCGACGATCGCGCGGCCTCCCGCAGATCCCGGACGCCGCCGAGGTCGCTCTGCATCGCTTGGCCAGCCTGCTCCGGCGTGATCCGCTCGGCCTGCGTGGCACGGGCACGGGCAAGAGCCCGCCCCTCCACCGTCTGAGCGACGCCGGCGCGTGCCGCATCCTGCGCGTCGAAGCCGACGCCGGTGGGGTCGAGGTTGACCGGTGCCACGCGGTCGAAGGCGGCCTTCCCCACGTTGTCGACCGAAGCCGGCCGGCCCGCGTAGAACTCGCTCATGAGGCGACCGCCTTCACCGGGCGAGTTGCCGACCACACGGGCGAGCCTGGAGGCCTGCCCGGCCTGCCCCCCGGTGACGGCATTCAGCGCCTCGTCGAGGCTAAGCGGCACGCCGCCGCCGGGGAGGGCCCGTGACCGGTCCATGAGGACTTGAGCCGCTTCGAGGTCCTTCTGGGAGATACCTTCGAGTGCTTCCGCGACGTGGCCGCCGATCCGGCCGCGTGAACCGAGGGCGCCCACAACGCGGCCAACTCCGGCTCCGACGATTGGCAGAGCCCCGCCAAGCACAGCACCGATCTTGGCGCCGCTCAGGGCAGCGTTAGCATCACCGCCGGACCTGACGGCGCTGTCTGCAGCTCCGAGCACTCCGCCGCTGGCCGCAGCTGCACCAGCTCGCGCTAGCAGGGGACCGGCACCCGCGCCGAACGCGGCAGGCGCCGCCGCGACGAGGGGCGCCGTTCCGACGACGCCACCGAGCAGCTCACCGCCAGTGCTGGCCCACGGATGCGCCTTCTCGGTCTCCTCACCGAAGGTCTCCACCTTCTTCAGCTCCTCCGG